CAATTATTCCTTTAAATACGATTGTAAATAAAGGAGCATGGGGTATAGAAACTGTTAATACTACTACAAATTTTCCTGCAATTGATAATAATGCCTGTTTATCATTTCTTTGTTTTACATCGTCAGGGACTCCAATAACAATGAATGGTATGGTTACTTTAGTACAGGGGTGATTTTATGTCGTTTACATCTTATGATTCAATTATAAATTCTCTTGCAAGTGGTAATGGACAAGATTTTGTATATCAAAAATCTTCTATTACAACAACAACAGCTAGCTGGTATACATTATGGACTGCTTCTGGGAATCCAATTGCAGGTAATAATCCTTCCGGATTAACTGGTAGTTCTTGTACGTCTTCTACAGTGGGAGCAATAGGTTATACTAATACTACTGGCAGTAATACCATGAATCTATTATCATTTGGTGTCGGTGGTGCTACGCAAAATATTATTACACTATATGATAGACTTTGGCATGTTGGCGGAATAAATTTAAATAGCGCAACTACACAGACAATTATTGGCTCAACAGCACCAAGCCGTTATACAGGAGGAGTGGGAAATAGCTTTTTTGTTGAAATAACCACTGCTGCAGGTTCTACAGCTAGAAACATGAATATTAGTTATACTAATCAAAGCGGTACACCAGGGCAAACAGCTACAGTTAGTATTCCAGCTTCTGCCGTTGCCAATACAATTTTTTATGGCACTCTTGCAGCAGGCGACACCGGTGTGCAGTCAATACAATCTGTAACTATGTCAAGTACTATGGGGTCAGGAGTAGCTAATTTAGTATTATATAATCAATCTATGTTTCAATTTGTACCTTATCAGTCAGGAACATATACAGAACGTGATTTAGTATTGCAATTAGCAAATTTGCCTATAATTCAAAATAATGCATGTTTAAACTTTTTATTATTTGCATCAACCACAACAAGCGGATTGTTATTTGGAAAAATAAAAATGGCACAAGGTTAATATTATGTCTATTTTAACGTCAATTTCTTCATCATATGAAACAAGATTGATGCAAGGATTTAATAACTTTAATAATAGCAATGCCAACATGGTAACAATAGAAAAATGGAATTTACCTTCCGCACTACCTTTAATAACTACATCTATATTAATAACTGTATTATCATGTACATTACGACAAATAACAAATAATTTAACGATTACAAACGCAGGAACATTGAGACAATTATCAAATACTAAAACACTTAAAAGTGATGCTAAAAGATTTGTAGTATTATCTAAAACGTTAAATAATGGCACAAAAAGAAAAGTTTATAATGCTAATACTATTAATAATCAAGCTAAGAGATGTATTAAAAATAGTATATTTTTAAATAGTCAAACAGATCGATTGATGAGTATTACATCAACAAAAAACAGTAATACATACAGAATAGTACGTAAAAATGATACTGTTAAATCGAATACCGATAGAAAAGTTACAATAATTACATTTGTTACTGAAAATATGGGTACTAACCGTAAAGTTAGTAATACTGCAACAGTAAAAAGTAACACTAAAAGAAATATATATAATTCAAAAGTTATAAATTCAGGAACTTTACGAAAAGTATCTACTACTATTACAGTAAAAAATGATACTTTTAGAATTGTTACTGGTGGAATCGTGGCTATTGTTAACATGGGTACATTACGTAAAGTAATTAATAATGTATCAATGAAAAGTAATAGTGATCGTAACATATCTATACTAACTACAATGCTAGATGATATTGAAAGAAAAATATCAAATTCAAATACAATCGACTCTAATATGTTAAGAAAAGTATCTAATTTAGTAAACGTTGAATACGATCTATTGAGAGATGTTATTAAACTTAATGTAGTCAATTCATCGTCAATGAAACATATTATTTGTAATTGTGTTGATAAAAAAGATTTGCTTCGACATGTGTTTTTTGAAGATAAAGTATTAAGTAATGCTTTTCGTAAAGTTCTTGCACCACCATTCAATAACGAATTAGATATAGCTATTAGAATTGCCCATATTCTTAACATTAATGTGATATCAAATAAACATCATAATAGATATCGAGGTGAATAGATGTTTGATCTTATAACTAATGATATAGGCACATTATTTAACTTTTCAATATTTGAAAACAATGGTATTACACCTGTTGACTTAACTAATGCCACAAGTGCATATTTATATGTTAAATTTCCTGATGGAATTACAATAGAAAAACATCCCTGCACAATCTCAGCAACAACTAATATTATTAATTATATTAGTGAAAGCGGAGATTTTCCTATATCTGGTACTTATATATTAGAGACACAAGTATTTTTTGGTGTACAAGTTTTTAATTCAAGATCAGTAACATTAAGAGTTGGAGATAGTATCATCCCATCTACTCCAATTTAAAGGGTGTGTTTAAATGGCAAGAAGAAATAAAAATAAAAAAATAGAGAAACAGCAAGAAGTTAAGCCTGTATACAGTGCCAAGGATGCTTTCGAGAATCAATTAGCGAGATTGGGTGTGAACTCACCTAATTTAATATCAACTACGAATTATCCTCTAACACGTCTTACACGTGACTATAACCTAATGAATAGTCTATATCGTTCACACTGGATTATAAAAAAGATTATTAACACCATTCCAGAGGATATGACAAAAAATTGGGTTGATATTACAGCAGAATTAACACCAGAGCAGATGGATAGATTCAATAAATTAGAACAAAAGACCTTAGTAAAAGAAAAGATTCTAGAGGGTCTTATGTGGGGTAGGCTTTATGGTGGTGCTGCGATTGTAATTATGATTGAGGGACATGAGGATATATTAGATCAGCCATTAGAGCTAGATGATATTATGCCAAATTCATTTAAAGGATTAATGGTTGTAGATAGGTGGTCTGGTGTATTTCCCGATATTAAATTAGTGTCTGATATAAATGATCCTGAATTTGGTTTGCCCGAGACGTATGAAGTTAGAGACATTGGTACAGAAAGATTATTAACTCGTATACATCACAGTAGAATATTACGTTGTATTGGTCGCAAACTCCCATTTTGGGAAGATTTAGCTGAAATACATTGGGGATCGTCAGAAGTGGAACATGTGTTTGATGAACTTGTAAAACGTGATAATACAAGCTGGAATATTGCATCATTAGTATTTCAAGCTAATTTACTTGTTAATAAAATAGAAGGATTCGAACAAATATTAGCTACTAATGATGTGCAAATGCAACAACAATTATATAATGTGAAATCCGCTCAGAATCAAATGAGAAATAATAATGGTATGATGTTGATTGGTTCACAAGAAGATATAACAGCATTACAGTATGGTTTTGGCGGATTGAATGATATATACGAATCATTTATGCTAGATATTGCAGGAGCGGCCGAGATACCTGTAACCAAATTATTTGGACGTGCGCCTGCTGGAATGAACTCCACTGGCGAATCGGATTCACAAAATTATTATGATATGATTGCACAACAACAAGAAACTGTATTAAGACCTAAACTTAATAAATTATATCCTATTATGTTTATGAGTGAATTTGGATATATTCCTGACGATCTAGATTTTAAGATGAATCCTGTACAGACTCCAACAGAAGATAAATCAGCCGACATAGTTGGTAAGAAATCACAATCTATATTAGCAGCATTTACATCAGGAGTTATTAGTCAAAAAATAGCTTTACGTGAACTTCATGAATTAAGTTATACAACTAATATGTTTACATCTATTACAGATGAAGACATCGAAAACGCGGATGATTCATTGCAACAAGATGATATATCTGGATTAACATTAAGTGGTGAACATTTACCATCATTAAGACAACATATTCAAAAACCAGAATCAGAAGAACAAGATCAAAGTTTAAATGAAGAAAATTATATGTCATTACCTACTGAAACAACTTCTGGTAATAATCTTACTAAAAGATTGTACAGATAACATTCTAATGTAACACAATGTATATATGTTACATTAGAATGCTTAATAAAACCAGTGTTTGCGGTAGTCAACAGGCTATCGTGTTTTTTATGTTAATTTATACAGATTATTCATGAGTAAATATACAATATATAAGGTTATTTAATAGTTATTTCGTATGAATATACAAAAGGAGTGTTGAATATGGGATATGTTGTATATGGTTCAACAATCGAAAATCGCATAAATGAACTAGAGAAACAAACTAATGATACAATTAAATATATTACTGAACTAAATGAATTACTAATTAAAAAAAATATTGTTACAGAAAAAAAGATAAAAGAAATATTATCTGAAATATATAAGGAAGGTGAAATTTAAATGGCATCTTATGATATATTTTATAAAATGGAAGAAAAATTTAAAGACGATTTTAAAGCATCAGATACAACAGGTAAAACGGAAGATGAAAATAACTATACAGTTGCTACTAATATACTAATAGAAATAGCACGAGACGTTGAGGAATCAACAGCATATAGAATTGAGGCATGTAAACTACTTCTTGAATATATTTAAGGAGGTGATTCTCATGCGTAAGCGTGAGCAATGATGCTATGAGATATAAAGATTGGAAACATATCAATAGAATAGAATTACAATACAATAGATCGATACGAACATTATTGAATAAAATATTTAAAGAGTTTGATTATGAAAATCCATTTGAATACATGAATAAAATATATGACTTTGTCAATTCTAATACGTTTTATGATTTATCACAGAATATAGCGGCTAAAATGATAACTGGTATGAGAATTGACAACATGCGAAATTGGAGAGAAGCCGCAAGTCTAGGAACTAAAGGTAAAGAAATATATCAGGCATTGAGATTGCAAATGCAAGGCCCTATAGGAAATTTGGTTAAGGCTCAGATTGATAGAAATGCATTTCTGATTAGAAGTACACCATTGCATATATCAAGAGAAATAACATCTTATATAGCAGAGCAACAAATGCGCGGTAGACGTGCAGAAGATATAGTAAACAATCTTCGCGCTAAAGTACCAAATTTAACGCGCGCGCGTGCAAATTTGATAGCGCGTACTGAAACTAGCAAGGCAAGTACAACGTTAACTAGAGCGCAATCGTTTGAGTTAGGGTTGAATTGGTATGTATGGAGAACTTCCGAAGATGGCAGAGTAAGAAGTTCACATAGACATATGGATGGAGTATTGATTAAATGGACTAATCCACCATCACCCGAACGATTAATAAATATTAAAACAACATTAGGATTTTATAATGCAGGTGAAGCACCAAATTGCAGGTGTTACCCAGAACCATTAATTGATACTTCTTATATAAATTTTCCTCATAAAATATATTTAGATGGACAAATAACACGGATAAGTGAAAAAAACTTTAAAAATATAATGTAGATTGATATAATAACTATGTGGCTAGGTTGCGCGAACCGAAAAGAGATTGCCTATCTTCTGCCACAATTAATATTTAGGCAAATAATACTGAGGCGGTGTTATAAATGAAAAATAATAAATATAACGCTCTTGAATATTTTTATGAAACTATTATTAAACAAGGAATTAAATATCATTATCCTAGTGATATTTTATGTTATGGTAAAGAAATTGCCGATTTGAAAGTATGGAGTGAAGAATTACGTTATAACCCCAAAATTAAAGATAGTTATAAAAGTGAAATAGTAGATAAAATTATTGATAAAATGAAAGAAAGACGTTTCGGAATAGGTAAATATGAAATTTGTCGTTTCCCTTCTCCTATTGGAACTCCTGTGAGAACAGATAGTAAAATTGAAGCATTAAAAATTGCTGCAAAAAGATGGGAAGAAGAAGGCGGGGAAAT